CAAAATGTCTTAAAAAAAAGATGTTCCTCTCTTATAAGAAACACCATGACTAAAAAAACTTGAAGGTGTAATGAATGATATATCCACACAAATTCAGGCATGAAAGGAATTATTTTATCGACTTCTAAAATTAAATTTATTTGACTTTGGCTGATTAAAAACTGAATTGTAAAGTACAAGAAAAAAAAGGAAGCAAACAAACCAGTTGTATATGCCGCCTTTTTAGCAATTGTCATAATTATTCAGCCTCAGAATAGAGCACAACACGTACAGTACAGATAAGTTAACGTACTACCTACTTCTAAATATGCTATATTATTCCAAAAAGTTCTTTTTTGTAAAATTTTAATGCATGGAGGTAGAATAAGATACTCTGTTTAGTTCATTAGTAGCCAAATGTCTGCTTATCAACATCGATTGAAGAATTTGCAAAGTTTCCTCTAGTATTATCATCTCTGTACCAGAAGTCTTGTCTTCATGTTTGACTAATGCAGCTGTTTCTATTTCCTGCGTTATAAGTTTTAACGTCGAATAATTCAACCAAACCAGCTCGCAAGCTAACGAAAAAACATATTCGTTTTTCCCGTATTCTTCCTTCTCTGAAAAGTGCAATACAAGTTCTCTTGCTGCTCTATAGCTCTCCTCGGATTGAATAATTAATTCTAAAATATATTCAAGAGATAGGGAAAGTGTTTTATTCTGTTCCATCTTTATCTTCAAAAAGTTTTAATAAGTCAGTATAACCACCAATAAATTCAACTACTTCTTTTTCCCGCTTGAAAATCATTGGAACCGTCTTCCAGTTGTAATTAGTTTTGATCCCCTCCAGAATTAATTTTTGATCTTCGTCGAACTCAACCAGCTTATATTTACATTTCTTCTCTTCTAAGAGTTTAATTGCTTTTTCACAGTAAGGGCATGTCTTAGTCACAAATAAAATATATCTATCTTGCATTCCCAGCCTCCATGATTTTTTCTAGAATAATTGTGGGGGAGCCAATAACATTTATACTCTTATAGGCGTTAGTTCCGGTTACCAAATAAACACTAGAAAAAGAAGCTAATGAGGAATCCAATCCCTGAACCAGTTGTCCTGTTCGGGCTTTCTCCTCCAGAGATATGTTTTCTTGCAAATAAACAATGTGGCATGCGTTTACATATATTTTTTGTAAACCATATGTGGCATCGACGGTTTCAGTTTCTGGGTTGTATCGTGCACTTCTATCGCATATTTCTGTTAGTTCAACATAATTATTCATCTTTTACCTCGTAAACTTCTTTCTTTTTCACAAACCACTTATCATCCTTATACAAAACCTCGTAGAGGTGTGTTTCTTCTTCTATATATAATAGATGCGCAGGCTTGGGTAGCTTAAGGTAGGAACTAACCGCAGAATTCTTCGAGCCATCTGCCTCTTCCTCAAATTTACACAACATAACGTCTGCTGGCGCGTAAATTAAATCACCCTTCTTCATTATTTTCCTCCTTTATGTCTTCCTGTGTATTTGCTTCATAATAGCCATACATCATGTTTGCAGCATCTTCCAACTGTGAATCGATTAAAGACATTCCTTCCCTGATGCTATTAATTTCTAATAATAAATTTTCCATATTATGCGGATCGAGCCTCACTCTAGAAAATGTGTGAAATTTGTCTTTACATTTTTCTAGAATAGAGATGACCAAATCTGGAACAGAATGGTAATCCATGGTATAACTAATTTTTACCTTCATTTCTTTTCCTCGATAATCGCATTACTTGTTGTAAGTAATGTAGATACTACTGATATAGCATTTTGTATCGCTACCCTGGTAACTTTCACTGGGTCTATAATCCCTTTCTCAATCATGTCGACCATCTTTTCAATATTAAAATCATATCCACAATTGTCTACTTCCTCTTCAATAAGATTTAAAATTATGTCTTCAGAGCCACCAGCATTGCGAGCCATCTGTCGCAGTGGGGCGCCTAGGGATTTTCTTACAATTTCAGCTCCTAATTTCTGATCTTCGTTGGCGGCTTCTATTTCAAAAGCTTTACAGCGAATTAAGGCGGTGCCGCCGCCGGGGACAATACCCTCTTCTTGCGCGGCCTTGACCGCACCTAGAGCGTCTTCAACCCTGTGCTTTTTTTCTATCATTTCAACTTCTGAAGGAGCGCCGACGCGGATGATTGCTACGCCGCTAATTAGCCGAGTAATTCTTTCTTGCAAGCGACGGCACTCTTCAATATCTTCCGTTTGTTTAATTTCAGATTTTAAAGATTCAATTCGCTCTTCTATTTTCTGCCAATCGGCATCACCGTCGACAATTGTAGTAAAATTCTTCAAGATCTCAATCTTTTTACACGTGCCAAAGTCAGCCAGCCTTACATCTGACATTTTCTTGCCAGACTCCCTGGTGATGAAAGTTGCGCCGACAGATAAACATAAATCTTCCATGATTTTACGTTTCTCTAAACCATAGCGAGGCGCCTTAACTGCTGCAACTCTCATCGTGCCACGTACAGCGTTCATGATCAATGCCGCCAGTGCCTGCCCTTCGACCTCTTCTGCCACTATAATTAAGGGCTTTGCCTCTCTAGCAGCTAATTCTAATACAGGAAGCATTTCTTGCACAGTATCTAACTTGTGATCTGTGACCAATATAATTGCATCTTCATATTCTACAGTGTTTTTCCGTTCATTTGTTACAAATGTTTGCGCGAAATAACCAGAATCAAAACGGAAGCCCTCAACAACATCTAGTTTGGTCTCCATCGACTTAGCCTCTTCAATAGTGATGGCCCCGTCGTGGCCGGCCTGGCTAACAGCTGTTGCAATAAGTGTGCCAATTGAAGTATCACCATTCGCAGAAATAGTTGCGATGTGTTCGATATCTTCGTGAGAAGTAACTTGTTCAGCCAAATCTTTCAATTTTTTAACAATCTCCATACAAGCTTTGTCCATTCCCCTCTTTAATTCAATTGGGGAACTACCAGCAGTTAAATACTTCTGAGCATTGTTAAATATATCTCTAGCTAGTACAGTCGACGTTGTTGTCCCATCACCAGCTAAATTATTTGTTTCCGAAGCTACTTGTTTGAGAATTTGACATGCAATATCCTCAAAGGGGTCGTCAAGCTCCATAAATTTTGCCACCGTAACCCCGTCTTTGGTAACGATAGGATTGCTTCCTAGCTTCGCGAGTATCACATTCCGGCCTTTGGGCCCCAGCGTCACAGCCACATTATCTGCTAGCTTGTTGACACCACTATGGATTTTTCTTTGAAGTTCGCTATCGCTAGCATACTTCTTTGACATATATACCTCTCTAAATATATAATAACTACATTATAAAACAAATCAATTTAAACTTTAAGTTTATTTTATAATTATTCTTCCATGCCGCCGATGCGGGGCGTTACCTTTTTACCTTGACCGACCCTACCGTAATTTGCTATGGGGGGTGCAGAAGATTGTGGCTGCGCTGTGGTCGCGCCGGGAGCTAGTTCTGTGGTCTTAGCTGCAACATCGTTAGAAGCTGTAATCGCCTTCTGGGCTTCTGCATCGTCCTGTAAACCGCCGGCCATGAAGGCATACGTGCCTTCTTGGATCATCTTGACACTCTGAAATAACTGAAAGATGGTTTGATTTAGCTCAGTGGTAATGTTGTTAAGCATGGACTGCACATAAGCTGCACCAATCTTAATTTGTCCAATATTTTCAGAAATTTCAATTACTTGCCCCCTGTTTAGATCGAACTGTAGGTTGCTCAGTCTTCCTCTCGTATTCAAAAGAGCCCGCTTCTTTAATTCTGGATCTGCAAGACTATTGTAGAATTCAACAGAAGTCTGAGGATCAGCGAAAACGTCGGCGCCTGATAACATTTGGGCGCGTTGGGATTTTAGTGTTTTAGCTGAGTATTCTTTATTAACCTCCGCGTTGGCAGAAACAACTGCCTTCGCGATCGCCCACATTTGATTTTTATCGTATCCAGCTTCACCAAAGGTAGTAGAAATGGCTGCAAGTAGTGCTGGGTTATTCATTGCAATTGCATTGCGGCCGCGGATGACTCGCTCTTCTTCACCTATCTTCTCGGGCTTAAACAAACTATCGTTATTGGCCCAATCTAGGGGGCCCGTCATGAAATCTCCAATCTCTTCAGGTGTAAGCTGCAAGTTGGTCTCCGTGCCGCGTCGCGTAAATGGATTAGCTGTTATGTCCGTAAACTTTTTTATAAACTTTGTCTCCAACACTTCCGGTGACAAATTTTCCTGGGCCGGTAATGTTGCACTGAAATCATAATCGTTCTCGCCGGCGCTTATACGCTGTATGAATTCATTTGAAATTTGGATGCATATCACTGATTTATCCATCGATGCAAGAATTATATCTGCTACGTTATCCAACGTGAAATTAAACCTGAAGAATTTCAAATCTCCTTGGACATCGAGTCCTTGGCTTTCGCCTTCAAAAGATTTCATGACAACTACGTACTGCATGAAATCATGACCAAATTTTGGTTCTGTTAAGTCGCCCACAAGATCATTAAAGCTTCCGCCCACGACAACGGATTTTTCAGCGTACAATTTCAAACTGATGGGCGTGTTGTCCGCCGTCTTAAAATCTGCAATTGTACCGGTATTTGCTTTAATTTGTTCACCCTGAAGTAAAACAGCCAGGAAAGCTTCAAAGTTGAAGCCGGCAGAAGCAGCATTGAAGTTGGAAATGACTTTTGTTAAAGTTTTATAGAAAACCAAATATGAAAGAACATTAGAAATTTTCTGTCCTAAGCTAGCTGAATCTAGATTAGCGCTGCCTGGATCCTCATAAAAGTCTGCAATCTTTTTTAATTTTGCCTGCAGATCGACCCCGTCGATGCCAGACAAGAATTGCATCAGCTGATTTCTGGCTGGTCCGTCGATCTCCTGATCGCCCACTGTTCTCACGTCTGTCCAGCCTAACTCAGTAACATCGATATCTGGGATAGCTGTCAAGGTCAGGGACATACCGCCCCCTGCTTCTTGTAAAAGTGGTGTGACCTCAGGTTTAGTTGGCAATTCTAAAACTTCATTAATTGTTTCGAATATAAAATCTAAATCAATATTCTGCTTAAAATAATTTTCTTTAATATATTTTAACTCTCGCTTATCCATATGTTCACCTCTAAGTAATTAGAAAATTATATCAGCAATTCCTAATTCAACTGCTTTTTCTGCATCGATATATACATTTGTTTTCTTGTTCATCATTTTTCTAATTTCTTTGTCCGTCATATTCGTTTCTTCAACGAGAGCTTTAACATAAAGTTTCTGAGTCATCTTAGCTTCTGAAAATTCATTTTCCACATCTGCTATATGGCCATGCTGGCCCGATATGACACCGTGAATCATCACTCTACAATTTCTACCAAGCCTTCGTTCACCTTTGGTACCGGCAGCCAATAACAATACACCAGCAGACATAACCTTTCCAATACCGTAAGTTCTAATAGGTATTTGTTGCTTGATGAGGCGCATCAAATCATAAACTCCGAACATCTCAGAAGCTTGCCCGCCATATGTTGAGATATAAAAATCAATCGGCTCAATAATTATTTTTGTTTCTCCTGTTTCTTCATCGACAATATTAGTAATCGCCGTCTGTTCCAAGGCCAACAAACCGTATGTGGTTTCTGCACATCTTTCCTCGTTTATATCTCCATATATGCCAGTGACTCTCAACTCTGGTTGTTTATCAAGCGCCACACTTAACATCGAAGCTATATCACTCTTCTCTGCCTGCTCTTCTTTTTTTTCTGTTCCTTCTGCAAGAAAATGCATTCTTTTCTCCTGTTAATTTTCAAAAAAAAAGGCAGGGATTCTCGCCCTGCCTTATCGCACTACTAATACTTCATTCTACTTTCTTTTACGTGTTTTGTTTTTCCGAGTAGCTGCCACCAACCTTTTGGCAACGCGGCGGGCGACTTCATTAACGACATCAACTTTTTTTAAATCATTAGCACCGCCTTCTGAAACATACAGATCTGACTCCGCTAACGCTCCCACCATATCTTCTTCATCCTCGGGCGGGAGGCCGGGGTCGAGGCCGGCCTCTTCAGCGGGAGGTGCTTCGAGGTCGACTTCAGGTTCCATTACGTCTGCACCAGGCTCTTCTTCTCCGGTACCGGCTAATTGTTCAACTTGGCTTGCAAGATCCATCAGAACAGGTGCTACGATGCCTGCCTCTTCCTCGGAAAGGGCCCAAGTAACTTCAGACGTCGCTTCCTCGCCAGGTACTTCATCGCCAACAGGTTCGTCGACCGCGGGCTCGTCGACCACGGGCTCGTCATCAACAGGTTCGTCACCGACAGGGCCCCCGGCGCCATCGTCTGTAAATTCTGGTGTCTCCAGATCATCATCGCCCTCTGTTATATCATCTTCTTCAAGACGATCAAAGAAGGTCTCTGCAAGGGGTTGCAAATTTGCAAATTTCATGAAACTGCGAACCTCTGTCTCGTTTAAAAGCTGTTTTTTCATTATGATTACTCCTGACGTATTTTCCAATACACTTTAAATAGATTCTTTGTCTAATAAATGACTTATTTTTTTTAAGGTTTTGTCTTGTATTTGTTTTACCCTAACGAAACTTATATCAAGCCTCTCACCAATTTGTCGTAAAGTCATAGACCCGTTGACCCTTACGCTCTCCAGCATGCAATTTGTCTCCTCTGGATAAGATATCCAATACCGACATTCTTTTACAGGGCATGCGACATTTAAATTTTTACATGTCTCCAAGCATTTTTTCATATAGTGGTATCCGCCTCAATAATATCAAATATATTTTCAATCTCGCCCTCATCAAGACTAAATTTCTTTATTTCAAATTCGGTTTTAGAGTGCATTTTTGTAATCTTCTTGCGTTTTTGGATTCCTTGGCCGCCGTATTTTTCTTTACAATGATCAAGATATTTTATAATGCTTGAATCCATTTCCAAATAACCGGTTATCATATAACGAAAAAATTGAGACTGATTGATTCCATCATACTTACAGCGGATTTTCAACCTAGCTTGTCTATCTGGAGTATCATAGAACATAAATTTCTTTCTATTTTTTGGATCAGGAATTGTTTTATCTTTCATTTATATCTCTGCAGAATATGTGTGGTGCTTTCAGCTTGGCCGGCATTAGATTGCAAAACAAATTCAGATTTAGCTTGTAATTCTCTAATAGAGGCGGCTCCAGAATAAGATAGACCGCTGCGTAGTCCGCCAGCAATATCACGCAAAACACCTTCTACGGCGCCGCAGAAAGGAATAGTAGTCGAAACACCCTCGGGAGTAGTGGTTTTTCCCCTCCATGATTTCTGAGCAGCTGCAGAAGCCATGCCCCGATATACTTTACATCTTTTTCCCTGCTGACCGAAGAACACTTCTCCTGGAGTCTCCTTTGTTCCTGCTAACATAGAGCCAACTATCACAAAATCTGCCCCAGCAGCATATGCCTTAACCATATCTCCAGTAGTTCTGATACCTCCGTCAGCAATAATTTTCGCGTCGTAAGTGGTTCTAGAACAATCTAAAATACTCTGGAAAGTTGGTACGCCATGCCCAGTAACCATCCTTGTTGAACAAATTGACCCTCCGCCAATCCCAACACGTATCGAATCGGCGCCCCAAGAAGCTAACGCGTCGAAGGCCTCTAAAGTTGCTACATTGCCAGCCATCAAATGTACGGCGGTGCCGAACATGTCCTTCAAGGATTTTAAACACCCCTCCATCAATGTGTGGTGACCATGAGCCACATCCACACAAATTATTTGAACTCCGATTGAGACTAGGGCCTTCGCGCGGGCCTCATAATCAGTCATGCCTACGGCAGCTGCAACCTTCATGTCTTGATTTGAGTAAAGAGCCTTCGAAATAATTGAAGCCTGTTCCTGTACTGTGTTATAGCGATGGACGACTCCCAGGCCGCCGGCTGCGTCCATGGCGAGGGCCATTGTGTCCTCGGTAACAGTGTCCATGGGGCTAGAAATAACAGGCAAGCCTAAATACTTAGTTTTGTCTAGATTGTTACCAATTGTGATAGAAGAACGGCTCTCTATCTCGCTAAATTTTGGCACCAATAATACGTCGTCGAAAGAATAAGTTTGTCTCATAGCAGGCTCTCCAAATATCTTTGTAAATACCATATGGCCTTTCCAATATCTTTTTTTGCTTGGCCCTTATGTTTGTGTCTGGAAATATATTTAATAGCGTTGCCGCAATGAAAATCTAATCCCCAATCCTCTACTACGTCAATGGTTTCGTATTTCCCGTGATTGTAATGAGGAGGGTGGTCGACCAGATCTAATTTATAATTTACTAAAGTCTCCAAGTCCTCGTCTCGAACAAACTCTTCATCTAGCGATGATGGGCTAACAAGAATCTTCATTGTTTCATTCTTATCTGACATGTCTTTACCTCTTTAAGATCCGGATACTTGTCCGTTCAATGGATGTGGGGCACCACTATCTGTACTGCCCAAGGCATCATCGCCGCGACTTGAAATTGTAATTGGCTCGTTATATAATTTATTACCAACTTGTCTAGCTCTAAAGTGGACTACAGGCACCAAAACTAATTGCGCAATTTTAGCGCCTCGTTCAACAAATTGTGTTTCCTTACCAATATTGTGAAGATCAATAAAAACCTCTCCATCGTACCCGCTGTCAATAATGTGCGCGCCGACAATGAGAGATCTCTTTGCTCCCATACTTGACCTGTTGCAAACTTGTAACATATAACCATGTGGAATTCCGAAACACAGTCCGGTCGAGAACATTTTATTCCCACCCGGCTCAACTTTCACCACAGAAATATTTGGATCAGGTGGGCTGTAAAATACATCCAACCCAGCATCACTAGGGTTGGCTCTCGTCGGGGGGATTGCTCCCTCCCTCTTTGTATACTCTAAAATCATTTTTTACCTCTTCAATAATTTTACGTGCTTTGTCCCAGCATTCAGGACAATACAATCTTACTACTTTTTCTTTTTCTTTAACAATAACTTTCCAAGTCATCGCCTGCTCTTTAGACTTCTTATCAAAATCTTTTTCACATGCGCAGCAGTTCTCGGCTAGCCTATCAAACATTGCCATGTGCTCTTTCATATCTTTTTTAAGACGTTTTGCTGCGTTACGTGCAAGTTTTCTTTTTAAACTTCCCATTTTTTATCCTAACATCTTAAACGTACGACGTATTGATCTAGTACTAAATCCCCAATCTTCATTGTGGTCAAGCTTGGCTGCATATGGGCGATTTAATTGTATGAGACCCCTATCTTCGTCTCGGACACCCCAACATCTAATTGTCGTTAGAGTAGAAGTATCATCAATAACTTTTAAAATCCAATATGTTTTACCGTTTTTAGTTTTCTTGCTAATCTTTTCTCTAGGAATAAACCAGGCAACTCCTAATTTTTTATCCCACCTCGAAACGGGTGGCACTTTCCACTTTTCAATAGATTCTAAAATTCTTTCAGTCATGACTAAATCAAAAGGAAATAAACCAGTTAACGAAGATATGTATGTGATTTTTTCTTCTCTCGAAAAATCCTCCTCCGGAGCATACAATTCAATATTTTCTTGTAATCGCTTTAAATTTTTTGGACGATCTTGTATACATGCCATCCAAAAATGCTTACAACCGGTAAATCTTTCATCCACAATTGAATCCAAGCCACCTGATAAACACAAAGCATTTAATGCTCTCTTGTTTAACTTAGAGTATACTACTTCTTTATTAAACAATAAATCTTCAAGTGTGTTAAACGGTCGATTTTTAATAATCTGCTCGACGGCCTTATCTCCCAGGCCCTTAATTGAACTAAATGGTTGAATAAGTGTTTTGCCGTCTTCTGTAATTTCCCATTGAGACGTAGAAGTATTAATATCGATACTTTGAATATCGAAACCGTGCTTCCGTGCTAGGCCAATAGCAACTTCCTTCCTGGTCTCTGGTTCTTTATCAAGAAAGGCAGCAGTCCAACACTCTGGATAATAGTTTAGCAGATATGCACACTGATAAGACAAAATAGAATACGAAACTGCGTGAGATTTGTTAAAGCCGTAACCAGAGAAATACTCAAAGTTTTGCCACATTCTTTCTGCAGTGGTTCTATCAATCTTCTTCTCCATGCAGCCGATAATAAATCGATTTTGAATTTTCTCTTTTTCTGCCAAATCCGTCCCGGTGCCCTTCTTGGTCAGCAGCTTTCTTAGTTTGTTTCCATCGTCAAGAGAAATATTCTTACCCAACTTATGCGCAAGGATGGCAATTTGTTCTTGAAAAATTAAAAATCCAGCTGTCTCCTTAGTATGTTCTTCCACAACCTTATGAGCATATGTAATATCATTAGGATTGTTTTTTCTAGAAACATAGCTCTTATCTACGCCAGCACTAAGTGGGCCTGGTCGGTAGATAGAAGTGATAGCAGAGATATCAATGATATTATTAGGTTTGGCCTTCTTGCAAAACCTTTGGGCGCCCTCGTTCGTAAACTGAAAAA